CTACGACAAGGAGTCCCCGCGGGCCGGCGAGGCCGACTTCATCTTCGACAAGAGCCGCTCCGGGCCGCCGGACGACGTGACCGTGGCCGCGCAGCTGCACCTGTCCCGCTTCGTCGACATGGCGCTCTGATGGTCATCTGCGCAGGCTGGCTCGCCGCGGACTTCCTGGCCCGGAAGGGCTGGCAGATCACCGCCGCGGCCGACGGCACCCGGACCGCTGTCAGACCGGCCAACCCGGGCCTGGTGTTGGACGTGCCTCGGGCGTGTGACCACGCGGATTGTCCGCCGCGGCACGGCGAGCCGGAGCCGCAGATGGTGGCGGACGACCTGATCGGGATGCCGTGGTGACCGCGCTCCTACCCGCCTCGACGCTGCCCGCAGTCCCGTGCCGGGGCGGCTGCGGCCAGCTGCTCACGGATCCGGACTCGCGCGCGGTCGGCATGGGCCCGGACTGCGCCGCGCAGCACGGGATCTGGCATCCGCGCAACCAGACCATCGCCCGCCCGGCTGCCGTGTGGCAGGACGGGCCGAACCTTCTCGACCTGATCGGAGATCAAATGACCGACACCGACACCGACACCGGCGTCCAGACCGAGACGCTGTACGAGAACCCGTGGCTGTCCCTGCGGATCGCCCGCGCACCCGAGCGCGGCATCAACGGTTACGTGTACTCGCATGAGGCCCGTTGCCAGGGTCGGATCGTCGCTGTCCTCCCGCACCGGGTCCACAACGGCCGCCGCCAGTATCTCGTCCGTGTCGAGGTCACCCCATGCTGGGGACTCGACCCGCAACAGTCCGCGATCACCGGCGCGTACGAGGGCGGCGACATCGAAGACGACGCCGTGCGCGAGTTGGCCGAGGAAGCGGGCTACCACATCACCCGCGCCGACCTGATCCGACTCGGCGAGTCATGGGCGTCCAAGTCAGCCGACACGGTGTACTCGCTGTTCTCCGCCGACCTGACCGGCAAGACCCCAGGCGAGGCGGCAGGTGACGGCAGCCGCCTGGAGGCCGAGGGCGCAACCGTGTGGCTCGATGAGGACGCGGTCTTCGGAGTGCGCGATCCGCAGGTCGGACTCATGGCGGCGCGGCTTCGCGAGATTCTGCCGGTCCTGACTTGCGAAGGAACCCGCCCTGCGCCCGCTGAGAGCAACGCTGACGGCAGCGCGGCCCCTAGCGCGAACCCGAGTAGCCCCAAAGGCGGCTCCGGCGAACTGGGCGGGCTGGAGGTGGCCGACGCCATCGCCGAACTCCGCAGCATCGGCCACCACACGACCGCCGACCTCATCGAGCGGATCTGGGACGAACGGACGACGCTCGCCGCCGAACTGACCCAGGTCGGGGTCATCAAGGACCGCATGACGCTCGTCGTGGACGCCGCCGTCGACCTGATCGAGGCCAGCGACCGCGACGCCTCACCCGACGCGACCGTGGACGATGAGCGCGCCCTGGCCAGCGCCCGCCAGCAGTTCGACGCCACGGTCCGCGCCTATACGGACAACCTCCGCACGCTGCCGCGGCGGAGTGCCGAAAGCGAACGGGACTCGCTCGTCCGGCGGCTCGCCATCCGCTTCGAGGAGACCGAGCGGCTCCGCGCTGAGGTTGCCGCCATGCAGCCCATCTGCCAGGCAGCCGACGAATGGGTCCGGCTCGGAGTTTGCACCGTTGGGCCCACCGCCAGGATCAGCGACGAGCGCGCCTACGCCGCGGCCGGAGACCGGCTCGAAGACGCTGTTCGCGCCTACCCGACAGCCGGCCCGTGCCCGACTTGCTCGCCGCCAGTCCGCGAAACCGTCGGCCTCGTCTGCCAGACCTGCGGCACCGACTACGGCCAGCGCGCCACGGAGCGGCCGGATCTGTGACCACCACCGTCGTCGCCCGCCCGGCCGACACAGCCCCGCCGGCGGCTCAGACCGACACGCTCGTCTGCACCGCAGGCTGCGGCTGGCCCCTTTACCCGGCCGTGGCGGCAGGCGGGTTCACCACACACCCGGCCTGCGACCTACCCGAACGAGTCCCGCAGGCAACCAGTTGGCAGTGCGGGCAAGACGGCTGCGCCGCAGGCGGACCGGCACGCGGCGACCAAGACGCGATCAGCCGGGCACAACGCCACGGCCGAGAAGCCCACACGCGACTGACGCTCGCGCCGCGACGACGAAAGGCACGACGATGACCCCCGCCATCGACTTCACCCAGCCGCTCACCTACCGGCCCTGCAACACCTGCCACGCCCCGATCGTCGCCGGCGACCGGTTCCCCGCCGACTGGCACCTCGACGCAATCAAGGAAGGCCTACTCGACGGGCCCGTCACCGCCTGGGCGACCCCGCACACGCCCGGCTGCGACGCACCCAAACCCGACCCGCAACCCGGCGTCGCCATCCGGATCAACGGCAGCCGCGTCGGACGCCTCCTCGCGGCACCCGTCGATGGAAGCAGGTGAACGCCATGGGAGACATCACCCCAGGTGGACGCCACGGACCCCGGTACGTGGGCAAAGCGTCCCGTCAATACCCCGACGGCCGGCCACTGTGCGGCGGGAACAAGGGCAACGACGAGGACGGCAACCACAAGGGCTACTGCCAGCGGACCGCCGGGCACGGCACCAGCCACCTCGGATACGGCGATTGCCGCAACCACGGCGGGTCGATGCCGAACAACATCAAGCACGCCGAGAAGCTGGCAGCTGAGGAAGCCGCCGGGAAGATCCGCGCCGAGTACGTCGGGATGCGGACCCTCGACGATTTCGCTGACGACCAGCTCGCCAGGATCGACCCCGCGACCGAGGTGCTGCGGTTGATTGCGTTCTGGCGCTGGAAGACCGACTTCTACGGCAAGTTGGTCAAGGACGCCTATGCGGCGGCGGAGCGGCTGAAGGAGTCCGCCGCCGCCGAACAGATCACCGTCATCGACGAGCAGGACGAAGTCGACGACGAAGGCCGCCGCCGGCCCGAACATCCCGAACTTCAGACGGCACGCCGCGACCTGCAGCGCGTGTTCGCGCTCGGCGGGGTGACGGCGCTCGTCGGGCAGAAGTACGACGCGGACCGATCCGGGCGCATCTACGGCGTCGATGAGGGTGTCCGGGCGCTGGTCAAGTTGGAGACCGACGCCGCGGACCGGCTGACGAAGAACCTGACGTTGGCGCATCAGATGAAGGTCGACGAGAAGCGGATCGAGCTGGCCAAACAGGCCGGCCTGTGGATCCAAACGGTGCTGGTGCGGTCGCTGGCCCGCCTGGGCGTGAAGGCCGGCGACGACGAAGTGTGGCGGGTGCTGGTGGAGGAGATGGACGCGATCGAGGGTGCGGGGGTGCCGGCATGAGCAGCGACGACGACGCGGTGCTCGCCGCGATGGAGTGGGATCTCGCCTACGGCCCCGACCCGGTGCTGGTCGACGCCGTCCGGCGGGAGGTCAACCGTGGCCGGCCGTGGTGGCGGCGGGCATCGTTCGAGCGGGTGTCGGATCTGGTCGGTGCGGTGCAGGCCGTGCGCGCCGAGGGGCTGCTTGGCTCGGATGATCCGCACGGGATCGAGGCGGTCGTGACCGCATCCGGGCTACGCGGCCGGCGTGTGGTCGAACTCGCGTGGCAGGTCACCACCGCCGTGCTGGCGATCGAGGAATGGAACTCGCGATGAGGGCTGCTGAGTGCGTGTTCTGCGACATCATCGACGGGCAGACGCCCGCCACGGTCGTGCACCGTTGGCCGGATGCGTGGGCGATCGTGCCGCTCGGCCCGGTCGTCGACGGGCACGTGATCGTCATCCCGGTCGACCACGTCGCTGACTACCGGGAGGACCCGGCGGTGACGGCGGCGGTGATGGCTCGGGCGGCGGAGATCGCCCCGCACCCGTCGAACCTGATCACGTCGGCTGGCCGGGAAGCAACACAGAGCGTCTTCCACCTCCACGCGCACATCGTGCCCCGCGCTGACGGCGATGATCTCGCGCTGCCGTGGCACAGCGGCCGGTGGTCGAAGAGCCCCTTGCCCCGCTGAGAAATGGGCGACGGCCCGGGGATCCCCATCACCCAGGCCGTCTCGAACCCCTCAAACACCCCTTGATCAGGTTGCCCCGCACGATACCGACCGGGAGCAGCCACGATGCGCAACCACGTGCACGACACACCCAGCCCAACCCATACGCCTGACCCGCCGTGCCCGTGCTGCGGGCACAAACGGCCGTACGTCGTCGGTGCCTGCACCAACTGCCGGATCCGGATGGCCGACTGGCTTGCCGCAATGCCCGGGCAGGTCGCCCGCCTCGCCCTCTGCCTCGTCCCCGGTAGTGCGCCGGCGGGGGAGCGGGTCACGACCTCCCGCACCGGCTCGCCTACACCCGCCCGCCTCGACGTCCTGTCGCTCATCGGGCCGGGGATCGGGGAGGTCCGCTACGACCGCCGGTCCCTGATCCCGCGCGTCCGCCGCTGGGCCACCGTCCAAACCGTCAAGACGTCCCGGGACGACGCCGAGCACCAGATCCCCGTCTGGCACCGCACCGTCGACCGGGGGCCCGACGGTCGACCGCTCCTCGCCCTCGCCGACGACCAGGTCGGGAGCATCCCGCCTGCCGAGTGGGTCGACATGCAGGTCCGGGCCGTACGCCGCGCCCTCGGCCATCACGTGCCCGGCCGCACCCGCATCGACCTGGAGCACGTCCGGGCCGCCCGCGACCAAGCAGGACGGCTCGAAGCCGCCGCACGGCGTGCCCAGGTCGACTTCGACTGGCTACGCTGCGAACGTCGCCCGCAGCTCGCCGCCCTGCTCGAACTCGCCGCCGCCCGCCGGCAGCCCGCCATCGACGGCCACCAGCAGCGGATACAGCGGCAGTGGCTCGGCCAGAACGGGCACGGCGGGCTGCTGCCGGCCGCCGACCGTGAGGACGACCAGCTCGCCGACGAATGGCGTGACCGGTACGGGCTCGCCGAGACCGCCGCCGCCGTGGAAGTCGACACCCGGTATCTGACGCTGTGGCTCGACGAGATGTGCGACCGGCCGCTCGTCGACGTGCCCCGCTTCCACGCCGAGCTCCGGGCCCTGCACGCCGAACTCGAGCGCACCCTCGGCGAGACCCGCGACGAGCAGTACCTCGGCCGCTGCCCGACGATGCTCACCGACCGCGACACCGGCGCAGAGACTGCCTGCGGGATGGCGTTGTGGCAGGACCCGCACGCCTCCGTGATCTCGTGCGCGCGCTGCCGGTCGACGTGGGCGCAGGGCCGCGACTGGATCCAGGTCGCGATCGACATCCAACGCGTCTGGCCCGTCGACCGGCGCCGCCGGTACACGGTCGACGACGCGAACCGGGCCACCGACTCCGACCACGCACCCCGCTGCCCGGCCGTCGGGCATCCGCTGCCGATCTCGTGGCGGGACGTGACCGAGGCCCGCGACAAGCAGCGCATGTGGCGGCCCGAGGTTGGCCCGTGCCGGTACTGCGATAGCGCGGTCGCGGCATGACCCTGTATTCGCCAAACCGGCCCCCGTGGGCGCCGCCGCCTCGTCGGCGCGACAGCTTGCGCCGGATCGGCATGCACCTGCTGACGGCGACGGCGGCCGTCGCCGAAATGGTGACCCCACCCCCGCCCGCCACCCGCGAAGGCGGCATCCACCAGGAACGCGGCCAGGTCTACGGCCTGCCCGCCCGGGCACGCCGCTACCGCTCCTACCTGCGTCTCGGCTGCCTCGTCGCCGTCATAGCGCTCGGCGGATACGCCGTCATCTGCGCCGTCACCCTGATCACCTGAAGGAGAACCCACATGGGCCACCAGATCATTCAGCAACCCGACGGACACCTGTGCGTCTGGTCCACCGTCGTTGACGACTTCATCATCACCGACGCGACCGCCGACGAGCTGGCCGACTATTACGCCAAGGACGCCGCAGCAAAGGCACGCAAGGACACGAAGAGACTCACGGAAGCCGTGCTCGCGGGCCGAGCGCGAGAGGTGTACTACCAGTTCACGAAGACGTACGACGAGGCCACCGAACGGCGACGCAGCGTCCACGAGCGGCTCGATGAGGAGGCCGTGTGAGCCGCCTCGGTGACGCGATGGATCTCGAAGACCTAGCCACCCGCACCCTCGAACTCGCCGAGATGGCTGACCGGCTCGCCGCCCGAGGCGACGCCCAAGATGCTGCCCGCGAAACCGAGGAACTGCTCTGCATGGTCCGGCAGTGGAACAACCGCGCCGAGGTGCGCGTCCGCCGCCTCGGCGACGTCTGGCGTGCCGCCGAAGAGCTCGACAACGACCCGTACAGCAAAGCCGCGAAGGAGCGGCTTGAACAAGAACTAGCCGCGTACCGCGACGAGGTGAAGCCGTGACCTGCCGCGCCTGCGGCCGGGACAACCACGGCTTCGTCTGTTGGCAGTGGCTCACCGGCGAGGAGCCGCAGGAACCGGCCCCCGACCCGACCCTCGCCCTCGTCGAAGTCCGCCGGCGGCGCGGCCCGCATGGACCCCAGCCCAAACGGCGGCCACCGCGCCGACTCCACCCCGGCCGCCGACGCTGAAGGAGCAGGACATGAACATCACCCGCACCATCACCGGTGTCGACGACAGCGGGCAGCCCGCAAAGGTCGTCGTCACCACCACCGAACCCGAAGCCCAGCTCGACACCGCCCATCCGGAAATGCTCGTCGGCATTACCTGCGACCCCGCCCAGTACACGACCCGGCTGGCCCACTGGCCGGCCGCCCGGATGACCCGCATCTTCGGCTACCCGGGCAAAGGCATCCCGCCGTGGAAAGCAACGAAGAACGACGCACGGACCGCCACCGTCCGGCGTCTATGCCCCGACGTGATTCCGCACGTGTCGTTCAAAGACTGGCCGACCGACAGAGACGCCGAGAGGATGGTCCACGCCTGGCTCGACCAGCTGCCGACACCGTCGCCCATGCCCGACCTGCTCGGAGGGCCGCCGCTGGTGATGGTCTCGCACATGCACGAGCCGGGGCCGAAGGACTTCCCGCCTGCCGAGTACCGGCGGCGGCAGTTCCTGCTCGGTTGCTGGCTGGCCGCGCACCCGAACGGTCACCTCGTCGAGCTGGTGCACATCGACGCGAACATCTGGGTCGAGGACAAAGGCGGCCGGGACCTGTCGATCTACCTGCCGGGGGCGGGGATCCCGTCATGTGACACGTACGCCCGGTCGTGGAAGCCGTACCCGACCGTCGACCAGTTGCTGTGGGCCCCGTTGACGTTGGCCGCCGCGACTGGCCAGGCGCCGTTCCTGCCCGAGTTCGCGATCGCGAAGCGCCCGGATGATCCGACAGGTCAGCGGCGCGCTGACCTGGTTGTGACATGCGTGATCAAGCTGCGGTCCGAGGGGTGCCGTGGAGTGTCCTGGTGGGATGACCTCGGCACGGGCGGGACTGATTTCCGGCTGGACGACCAGCCGAGCCGTGCCGCGTGGGCAGACGCGATGGCAGGGCGGATCTGATGCGGGCCTCGGCCAAGAGCCTTGAATCTAGCGCCGCTCGCGTTCTCTCGATCGCTTACGGATTCGCCGAGCTGGAGGGTGCGATGCGTCGAACGATGATCGCCTTACAAGTGGTCGGCGTGCTGATGAATGCGTCGGTCCGAGACGAGAGCATCAGGCACCGGGCGCACGTGGAGGCTCAACGCGCCAAGTGGCGAGCGCTTCACCGATAAGGCCCGGTGACGGGGATGTGACCGGGGGTGCGGTGCGACCACCCCCGGTCACATCACCTCGACCAGCCGTCACAGTGGAGGGTGAAAACGGCCCAGCCTCCACCGCTAGCAACCACCGCATGCGCATACTCCCCGACGTGACCACGCCCGGTATCCCGACCGCCGACCAGCGCACCGAGGCCCCGCACCCGCGACAAGCCCGACGGGACACGCACGCGAGCACCGGGCCAACCTCGGGAGCCGCATGCGCCGCACCACCATCGCACTCGCCGCCGTCACCGCCCTCAGCCTGCAGGCGCTGCACACGCCCACGCCGGCCACCGGGACACCCGGCCCGCTGGAGGACCCGGCCCACGTACACGCGGCCACGCTCCTAGCGGACCGGAGCGTTCCTCCCAACTTGGGAGGAAGTGGCAGCGAATTGGGAGCAACGCATTTCAGCGCCGCACTACTTCTGCCCGCCGAGGTGCTGGACACTCGTGCCGAGCTTGCCGCCACCGATGCGCTCGCCGTACGCGCCCAGCACGCCGCGAAAGCCACCCGGAAGTCCGCGCCGAGGAAGACCCGCAGCACGCCGGCCAGCACCCGCACCGAATCGGCCAAGACGAAGAGCACGCCGAAGAAAACGAAGCGCCGCACCAGTTCCGTGAAGCCCTCCGGCCGCGCTTCCGGGATCGTCATCCGGTTCGCACTCGCCCAGGTCGGCAAGCCCTACATCTGGGGTGCCGACGGGCCGGCCGGCTACGACTGCTCCGGGCTTACCTCCGCCGCCTGGCGCCGCGCCGGCGTCCATCTTCCGCCCCAGTCCGGTGCCCAAGCCCGCCGCGGAATGCGCGTCTCCCGCTCAGCGGCCCGCCCAGGTGATCTCGTCGTGTGGTCCGGCCACGTCGCCGTGTACGCCGGCGACGGGCTCGTTATCCACGCACCCGGCCGCGGTCGGCGCATCCAGGTTTCACCGATCTGGGGGAGCCCCACCTTCCGTCGCGTCGGCTAAACCAGCCCTGAAAGGTAGCGTGGCCTCGTGTTCCTCGAAGACCTCATCACCGCACTCGCCCGCGAAGATCGCACCAAGTCCGTCAGACTGGGCTTCGGTAACCCGCACTCCTACCGCGGGCACAACGAGCAAGTCGCGTTCGAGCCGGTCGAAAACACCACCGTCGGTGACATGCTCGACGCCGCCTGCGCAGCTCTCGACGCGACCTTTGATGGCTACAAAGGCGGCAGCTACCGGATGACCGGATTCGCTGAATGCTGGCTATCTGAGCACGGATCCGCGTCCGGTGAAACGCTGGGGTCGACGATGCTGCGGCTCATGCTGGCGGATGCGGCGTGACCTACGACGAACTCATCGCCACCCTCGACCGCATCCTCGTCGACATCGAGTTCGCGAGGATCTGGCGCGAGGAATCCAAACGGACCATCATCTGCCGGCCCGAGCACGCCACCGAGCTCCGATGGCGGATCGACCAGGCCGGGCTCGACGACGTGCTCAAAATCGTCGAGCAGTCGTTCGTGCCCGAAGGCACCATCTGGATCATCGACGAGCAGGCGATCGAAGCCGGCACGCGGCAGGCGCTCGCGAAGCCACCGGTTCTCTTCGGCTACCGGCCGGCGCTCTACTACCGGCCGCCAGGGCACGTGCCGCCACCCATCGACCCGCGCGCCTTCTTCCTGATCACCGGCTGCTGAGGAGACACCAATGCCCGTCCCCGACTTCGCCCCGCTCATCGACGTCACCGACCTGCCCATCGCCGACATCGTCAGCCAAGGGCACCCGCGCCTCGCGCAGTCCGCCGAACGCGTTGCCCGCGACCTCGACGACCCCGACGGGGTGATCGCGGCGTTTTCCTCGTACGCGGCCGGGCGGGAGTAGGCGGTAGAGCGCCCCGGGTCGACGGCCTGCCGCACACTGACCCTGTGGAACTGTGGACAGCTCTCATCGGCCTGATCGGGGCGCTCGCCGGCGCGGGCGCGGGCGCATGGTTGACGCACCGCCTCACCGCCAACCAGGCGAAACGCAGACACCTCAGCGACCGGCTGCTGGAGCTGTACACCGACGCCTACGTCTACGCCTACAAAACAGACCGCTGGCTCACCCAACTCACCTGGCACCAATCTGAGCGGACCCTCATCAACTGGAGCGGCCTCGACAGAGACCTCATCACCGCAAAGATGCTGCTCCTCGCCGACGTCGAAGTCCGCAAGGCGTGGACAAAGTTTGCCGAAGCCGACGAGCACTTGCGCTGGGAACTTGCCGAGGTCTACGACCCCCGCATCGTGGAGGAAGGCCTCAAGAAAGACGATCTCGTGGAGGTCCGTCATCCCGCCGAGGCATTCATCGGCGCTGTGCATGATTCCGTTGGCAAGGAACTACCAATTCCTCCACGGACCCGCCCGGAACTCGATGCCAGCGGGCAGGCAGTCGTCGAACAGTAGTCTCGGATCATGCCGACGCGCACACCTACCTACGTCGCCACCGTCACCGACACCGGGATGTACGCCGACCGGGACACAATCGCCCAGCGGACCGGGTTCTCCGCCCGCACGATCCGCGCCTACTGCCAGCCGATCGGCTACGACGCCAAGACCCGGCGGGCGATCTACGACGCGCTCGCCGTCTGCGACCTCATGAAGGAACGCGGCTACCAGCCCCGACCCGAGAAGCAAGGCGTACCCCGCCCCCGCCGGCCGTACGGGGCACCACGCCGGCCCCACCGACGCGTCGTGCTTGCAGAGGGGCTCTGACAGGTGTTTCATCCGAGGCTAGAGGTTTGAGTCGGGTCGACTCCCTCACGCGCCCGTGAGACGGCCGGGCTACGCCGGCATGGAGGTGCCGTGCAACGCCTCCGCAAGATCGCCGTTAACCCGCGCTTCTGGCAGATCTTCCACGGCGTCAACGCCGGCAAATGGGTGGTGCTGTTCCCGCTCGGCATGATCTGGCTCCGAGACTCCGTGCCGTTCCTGATGTACGTGTCGCTCGATACCGCGCTCACCGGCAGCCTTGCCGCCTACGGTGCTGCGCTTGGTGCGCGCAAAGCCGACCCCGACGACCCGCTCTGACGAGGTGAGTCGTGACCGCCGGCCTGCTCGACATGCGCATGGCCTGGCGCGAAGCACGCGAACGCATGGTGCCACGGGCCCGTCGGTGGGCGTCGCCGCTCGACATGGCCGTAGACCTCGACCCGGCCCGCACCAGCGACACCGGAGAACGCGTCGGAACGATCCGCACGCCCGCCCTGAACGTCATCAACGACGCGCTCGTCCGGCTCGCCACCAAACCCGGCCAAGGACGGCTCGCGGTATTTGTCTCGCCCCAGGAGGGCAAGTCAACGACCTGCTCCTACTGGAACCCGCTATGGCTGCTCGTCAACAACCCCGACCTGCGGATCATCACCGTCTCGTACAACGCGGAGAAGTCCCGCGAGTGGGGCGCCGAAGTCAAGAACGCGATCGAGAACTTCAGCGGCGACGACGGCATGGAAGACCTCGGGCTCCGACTGCGGACCGATACGCGGGCCGCAGGCAGATGGAAGGTCGAAGGGCACCGCGGCGGGCTCTACTGCGCCGGGATCGAATCCGGCATCACCGGCCGCCCAGGCGACTACATCATCGTCGACGACCCGACGAAGAACCTTCAGGAAGCGCAGTCGCCGGCCCGGCGCGGCAAGGTCACCTCGACCTACCGGGGCGCGATCATCCCCCGCATGGGCCCCACCACCAAGCTGGTGTGGATCCAAACCCTCTGGCACGAATCGGAGACCATCCAGGAGATCCTCGCCAATGAGGGCGACAGCTGGGAAGTCGTCCGGATCCCCGCCATCTGCGACTCCGAAGACGACCCCCTCGGCCGCGCCATCGGCGAGCCGATGCAATCCGCACGCGGCGACCGCGACTGGGCCAAGACCCGCCGAGACGTAGGCGAATACGTGTTCTCCGCCCTCTACCAGCAGCGTCCCTCACCGGCCGAAGGCGGCCTGTTCAAGCGCATCCACTGGCGGTACTTCACCCTCCACGACGACCGCGTCCACCTCGGTGGACGGGAGTTCGACCTCCGCGACTCGTGGATCTTCGTCACCGCCGACCTTGCCGCCTCCACCCGGACCAGCGCCGACTACACCGTCTTCTGCGCATGGGCCCGCACCATCGCCGGCGACCTCGTCCTCCTCGACCTCCTCCGGGCGAAGATCGGCGAACACGACCACTTCGCCTACGTCCACGGCATGTGCCAGCGCTGGAACGTCGACACCGTCTTCGTCGAAGCCAGCCAGTTCGGCACCACGCTGGTCCGCGAAGCCACCCAGCAGAACATCCCCGTCACGCCCTTGAAGGCCGAGCAGGACAAGTTTTCCCGCGCTCTGCCCGCGAGCGCCTGGGTGTCCGGCGGACGCGTCTGGCTTCGCGCAGGAGCCGCTTGGACCGACGCGTTCGTCACCGAATGCGCGGCCTTCCCGAACGGCCGCAACGACGACCAGGTGGACTGCCTCGCCTACAGCGTCCGCGTCGCCGTGACGCGGACCGCGCCCATGCCGTCGTCGAGGACAGCACACAAGACCCCGCCGCCGGTCGAGTTCCCGGAACTTGGCGGCGGCGCTCCGCTCGACCTCGGTTCGATCGCCCTGTGAGGTGCCCGTGAGCTTCATCCAAGACCTGCTCGGCACCACCAGCATCCGGCACACCCTCACCCGAATGGAGACCGAAATGGCCACCGTCATCGAGTCCCTGCGTCTGCTCGCCGAGCAGACCAACGCCGTTTCCGCCGCCCAGGCGACCTCCTTCTCCAACCTTCAGAACGCGGTCTCCCGGCTGGAGCAGGCCGTCCGCGACGGCGAGGTCTCCCCGGAGATCCAGGCCGCCGTCGACGAGCTGTCCGCGTCCCTGACCCGTCTCGGTGACGACGCCCGCCGCGCCGACGACGGCTTCGAGCCGCAGGAGCCGGCCGAGCCGACCCCGGATGGCGGCAACGAGCCCGCCGTCTCGCCGGTGACCGAGCCGAACGAGCGCTAACCCCACGGGCCGGGTGCGGCTGGATGCAGGCCACGGCTCGGGCCGCACCCGCAACAACATCATCTGATCTGGTCGAGGGGGACGGATGGCCACCTCCTCGATCCCGACCCGCCCGCACGGCACGGCGACCACAGACCAGTTCGGCTCCACCGTCTTCTACGACGTGCTGGAGTCGATCCCCGAACTCCAGCCCGGCTACCTTGCGACGCTCGAGTACAGCCGCATGCGCCGCGACCCGAACCTCGCCGCGATCCTCGCCGGCTACACGCTGCAGCTGCGGCGCGCTCAGTGGCAGGTCGACGGCCGCGGTTGCCGACCCGAGGTCGTTAAGGCCGTCGCCGAAGACCTCGGCCTGAACGTCGCCGGGTCCGATGAGGCCGGCGCCGCACGCACCCGCGGCGTGTCGTGGTCGGAGCACCTCCGGTCGGCGCTGCTCATGCTGACGTACGGGTACATGGCGTCGGAACTCGTCGCCGAGGTGTCCGACGGCCGCGCCCGGCTGATCTCGCTCGCGGACCGGATGCCGCACACCGTCGAATACGTGCACGCGGACCCGAAGACGGGCGCGCTGCTGGGCATCACCCAGTCCGGGATCCGGGCGACGGACCAGCCGCAGATCCGGGCTGACCGGCTCGCGTACTACGTCAACGAGCGCGAGGGTGCGAACTGGTACGGCACCAGCCTCCTGCGCAGTTCGTTCGGTTTCTGGCGGATCAAGCAAGAGATGGTCCGCACGCACGCCATCTCGAACCGCCGCTGGGGAGCTGGGGTACCCGTCGCGCAGGCCCGCGCCGGCACCACGCCCTCGCAGGCGCAGATGGCCGAAGCGCAGCGGATGGCCGCCGCCGCCCGGGCCGGCGACCAAGCCGGCGTTTCGATGCCACCCGACTTCGACCTCGTCATCCAGGGGCTGTCCGGTGCGGTACCGGACACGCTCGCGTTCATCGAATGGCTCGACCGGCAAGCAACCCGATCCGCGCTCATGGGCCACCTCGAACTCGGCCAAGGCGGCAACGGCGGCTCCCGGGCGCTCGGCACGACGTTCGTCGACAGCCTCATGCTGGCGTTGGAGACGCACGGCGAGGCCGTGGCCGACACCGCCACCAGGCACGTCGCCGCGCCGGTCGTCGCCTGGAACTGGGGCGACCAGGAAGCCGTCCCGCGCATCGTCGTGTCCGGTATCGGCTCCCGGCGCGAAGTCACCGCCGAAGCACTCCAGTCGCTCCTCGGCTCCGGTGGACTCGCCGCCGACCCCGCGCTCGAGGCGTGGATTCGGCGTGAATGGCGCCTCCCTGAACGGGACGGCATGTCCCAGCCGGCGGTGACTGCCCCCGGCGTTGATTTGCCAGGGCAGGAGAAGCCCGAGCTCTCGGACCAGCCTGATGGTGAGCCGGCCGAACCCGACGACCTACCCGAGCCCGTGGCCGCGCGGATGGCCGACCTGGACTGGGGGCTGTTCGGGCGTGCCGCAGACGCGCAGCCCGCGCCGGAGCCGCTTGACCTGTTCGACCAGGAAGACGACGACCTCGACCTCGGGGCGTTCGCGCCCGCGTAGCCCTCTGTGAGGCGGTGCCCGTGGCCGCCCGCAAGTTCATCCCGTCGCAGCATCCGCGGGACCGGTTCGGTCGGTTCACGCGCTCGAGGTCGGCGAGAGCGACGCCGGCCGAGCTGAAGACGGCGCAGGACACCGCGGCGGCCCTCAATCCGAAGCGTGGTATCACCGGTGCGAAGGCCGGCCCGTACCTGCAGGGCATCGCTCCCGAGCGGGGGCAGGCCGCAGTGTCGGCGTACACCGGGGGCGGCTACGTCGACACGCACAAGGCGCTGCGGGCGGGAAAGACCGACAGCCCGGATGTGCGCGCCATGGACGACGCGATGGTCGAGCTCCCGGACGACCTGGTCCTTTCCCGGCGGGTGCCGATCGCGGCGTTCGGGAACGTCGATCCGGAGAGCCTTGAAGGGCTGACGGTCCGCGACGCGGCCTACGCGCCGACGTCGATCGGGACGGTCCGGCCCGCCAAGGACACCGTCAGGATGCGGATCGCCGCCCCGGCCGGCACCCGGGCCGCCGTCGACCCGGGCACGGGAGAAGTCATTCTCGACCGCGACCTTGACATGGTTGTTGCCAGGGTTGCACGCACTCCGTCCGGCGTCGACATGTACGTCACCGTCCTGCCTCGGCGGCGGGGTGGTGACTCCTCCGACAACGACGTGACGGACGGCAGCAGCCCTGGCAATGACTCCGGCACGGACGACAACGGCCCCGCAGACGGTGCCGATGAGGTCCGCGCCGACCTGATGCGCAGGAAGCTGCCCGAGCTTCGCGCCGAGGCGAAGGACCGCGGCATCAAGGGCTACAGCCGGCTACGGAAGTCTCAGCTGGTCGACTTGCTGGTTGCTGACGAGACCGGCGACGAGCAGACCACGAGAGACCGTGAAGACTCGGCCGATCTCGCTCCGGCTGCGGTCGCCGATCAGGCGCCGTCCGATCCCGGTGACGAGCCGGCCACGGCCCCGCTGACCGGCGCTGCTGCTGTCGCTGCCGCACCGGTCGGGGCCGGATCCGCCGAGCCGCAGAAGCTGACCAGGCAGCAGAAGACCACCCTGACGCTCCTGAAGGAGCCGTACGGGCGGCCGTCGGTACAGCGGGCACTGGCAGGCGGGGAAGCATCCGCTGCGACCGAGACGCACATCGCCGCTCTGGACGAGATGATGGCCGGCTCGCCGCTGCCGAACTCGGTCGAGGTGTGGCAGGGCAGCAGCCGGCCGCGTGACGTGTTCGGCGACAGCCTCGCCGGCGACCTCGCTGGTTTCGAATGGGACGAGAACCGGTTCGTGTTCACCAGCGCGACCGAGAAGGCCGCCACCCAGTCGACGAAGGCGGCCGACCGCTCCGGTGGCGTACTCATGCGCATCACCGCCCCCGAGGGCGCCGCCGCGGTGAGCCTGTCGAAGCGGGACCTGATCCTCGACCGCGGACATCGGATGCGCGTGACCGCCGACCGTGGTGTCAACGCCGACGGTAACCGGGTCCTCGACGTCGAGATGCTGCCCCGCACCGGCCCGCCGCCGACCCGCGAGAACGCGCCCGCAGCCGAGGATCTCGCCGACCCGGCCCGAGCGGTCGCCTACCGGCCGTCGGGCGCCGACAACAGCATCTCCCGCGGCTACGCGTCCGGGATCGTCTCAAGCGAAGACATCGCCGCCGGCGACATGGCGCAGACGTCGTTCGTCGAGTTCGGCGACGGCTCCCGGGCGGTCAAGAAAGTCGCCCGGCAGATCGAGGACAAAACCGTCCGCCGGCAGCAGGACGCCGAGGAACTCGCCCCGCTCGTCCTCGGCGCTGCGGGGCTCCGTGCGCCGGAAATCCACCGCCCTAAAGCCAACGAACTGTACATGCAGGTCATGCCGGGCCGGCTCGCGATGGGGTTGCCCCGCGACAAGCTCGCCCCACTGGCGGCATCCCGGGAACGCTACGACGAAGACCAGTGGATGCTCCTCGGCATGGTCGATCAGGCGATCGACAACTTCGACCGGCACGAAGCGAACTGGATCGTCGACGATGCCGGCAACATCTCCGGCATCGACCACGGGTTCGCGTTCGGATACGCCGAGGGTGTGACCGCCCGGGAGCCGCGGGTGGTCCTCGGCCAGCCGTCGCAGGTCTTCGGCCAGGGCGCGGCAGCCGGCAACCGGTGGGTGCCGAACGACATCCACCCGGATGACGCCGCCGCGTTCAGGGCCCGGGTGGAGGCGCTGCTGCCGGAGTTTGAAAGGCTCGGCCGGCGGGACTGGTATGAGAAGATGCTGATCCGCATCGACCTGATCGGTGAGCACGCGTCAGGCCTATTCAGGAGGATGACGTGACAGCCCTCGTGGTCGTGGACGTCGCCTCGGGTGAAGTCCTGGACACGGTCACGCTCGACGGCGGCGCCCTGGTCTTCGCCACCGGTGTGGCGGAGGGGATCTTCGCGGCGAAGCGCGCGCTCGGTCTTGACGACGCTGCGGTGTTCGCGCTGCTGACCGCCTGGTCGAACGGCTACGTCAACGTCCGGGCGCAGGAGCAGCCCGCGGTGCGGGCATCCGCTGCGGGCCCGTCGTTCGCCGGACTTCAAGCGCAGTGGGAGCAGGCACGGCAGGAGATGCTCGCTGCGTGGCCCGCCACAGCCCAGCCGATGGTCGACGAACTCGCCGCCCAAGCCGAGACGGCAGCCGCGGAGGAAGACCTGGGCGCGCTCGGCACCCTCGCGGTGTCGGCGGGTGTGATCGCCGCGGTGGCGCTGATGCTGTCCGGCGGTGCGGTCGGCCTCGCTGTAGAAGCCGCTGCCGGTGTGGTCGCCGAGGCGGCCGGTCAGGCAGTGGACGTCGCCATCCCGGACGAGCCGGGTGCGGTGCGGGTTCGGCAGACCGCCGGCGCGGTCGCGCACATCATCGCCGCCGGCTACGCCTCGGGTGCCGCCCGGGCGGCGCTGCAGGTGGCGGGCGCGGTGCCGGAGATCGTCCGGGATGCGGTCGAGCAGCACCTAGCAGGGCTGTCGACGGCAGGGCGAGGGATGGTCGCCGACCAGATCGGCTCTCTGCTATCTGCGGCGCAGCACGCCGGCCGGGTGTCCGTGTTCGAGCAACTGCCGCCGACGACCCGATATCGGGCGGTGGAGGAACCGCCGGGCCCGCGCCGCTGCCAACCGTGCGGCGACATCGCGGGCCGAACCTACGACAGCCTCGCCGAAGGGCTAAGCGACTACCCGGCGATGGGTTATCGATCGTGTGCGGGTGGGCCGAGCCGTTGCCGCGGCGGGCTCCACCCGATTTGGGAGTGAGCAGCATGCAGCAGCCGAGCGTCAACCGTGCCGTGCACTACGTCTCTCACGGCACCCCGGTCCGCGCCGACGGCACGCAGGCATACCGGTCGGTGTGCCGGGCGGCGACCGTCACGGAGGTTGACCCCGCCGACCCCGACCGCGTCGGCCTGTGCGTGATCAACCCGACCGGGTTCTTCTTCCACCCGCTGTCCGACGGCGGCAGCGTCCACGACGAGGACGGGCACGCCGGCGGCACGTGGCACTGGCCCGAGCGGGTCTAGGCAGCCGGTGGCGCTACACGTTCCACCCGTCGACGATCTGATCCAGCACGACACCAGCAACGACTGCCCGTGCGGGCCGACCACCGAGCCGGTCCGCCGTGACGACGGCACCTACGGCTGGCTCGTCATCCACCACTCACTCGACGGCCGCGAAAAGGCCGAGCGCTAGCTGTCGTAGGTCATGACGTTGTTGCCATGCCACGTAGCTCACGGAGGTGAAATGCGTACCAAGACCGCCCTACAAAGGGCCGACGGGACTGGCTGGCACTACGGCATTGCAGGCAAGGCTGGCGGCCACCCGCTCGGCCGCTGCACCGAGCACCCGCCCCACCCGACCGAGGCCGAGGCCCGCGAGTGCTACGGCGCCTACGTCCGCGAGGACACGATCAAGCTCGACGCCGGCACGACCAGCTGGACCAGCTGCGAGCACCGCGCCGACGGGAAGCGCTGCCCGAACCCGACCGTGGCGTTCGCCACGTACGGCGACGACGGGTACGGACAGGTCTCAGTCTGCCCCGATCACATGACCGTCGAATGCGTCATCGCCGCCGCCCGTCTGGACGGCCCGGCTGGTGACGCCTGGATTTCCTGAACGGTGATCGGGCGAGCGGGTCTGACTGGATTCGACACTGTAACCCGAGCCCACGTGCATACAACCGCCTGACCCAACACAGCTAGCAGCACCGAATCGGGGTGACCATGACCGCCCCGACTGTGCAGCTTGCCCGCCGCGACGGGGTCGAGCTCGTCCGCACCGGCCGCTGGCCGCTGATGACCGGAACGTGGGAGCCGACCCGCGACGACATTCGGCACGCGATCGACGCGCTGAACTGTCCCGCCGTGCGCCGGCCGGTGCTGAAGATCGGCCACCTGGACGACCGGTTCACGCCCCCGAACGTCCGCGCCTCGGACGGGGAGCCGTCGATCGGCTGGGTCGACAACCTCCGCGCCGCCGATAACGGGAACCTGCTCCTCGGCGACTTCGTCGGAGTCCCCGGGTGGATCAACGAGGTGATGGCGTCGGCGTGGCCCGACCGGTCGATCGAGGGCGACAAGAACTACCGCTGCTCACTCGGCCACACCCACCCGTTCGCGCTGCACGCGGTGTCGCTGCTCGGCGTCACCCGGCCCGGGATCGGCACCCTCAAATCTTTGCAGGACGTCGCCGACCTGTACGGCGTCCAGGTCGCCGCCGCCGGCGAGGAGAACGGGGAACGCGTGCAGGTAACAATCCGGGCCGCCGCCGAAGTCCACACCGGGGCGATGGTCGCGCTCATCCCGACCAAGGAGGACGCGGCCCGGCTCGCAGTCGACGAGGGCGAGCTGGCGGAGGAACTACACCTGACGCTCCGGTACCTCGGCAAGGCCGCAGACCTTGGAGCACGCGGCATCCAAGACGTGATCGACCGGGTGTCGACCGTCGCGAACGGCCTGCCGCGCATCGAAGCCGACATCTCATCCGTCGCCGTGTTCAACCCCGGCGACGCCAACGACCGGGATACCTGCCTGGTGTGGCTCGTGGCTGGCGACATCATCGACGCCGTCCACGAACTCGTCGAGGACGCCCTGGACTTCGTTGAGGCACCGATCCCGCCGCAGCACCGTCCATACACGGCGCACATCACCGCCGCTTACACCGACGACCTCGGCCGGCTCGGCGAGCTGGTGTCGCGGGTCGGACCGGTCCGATTCGACCGGCTGCGGCTGGCGTTCGGCGGCGAGTTCACCGACATCCCGCTCATGGAGTGGCCGGGCGAGGACGTCGATGACGACGCTGAGGCGGTCGCTGCCGCGGCGGGCAACGCCGACGCGCTCCACGACTACTGGACCAAGGGCAAAGGTCTGGCGAGGTGGAAGGGCAAGCCGCATCCGTGGACGGCCTTGTTCAAGCAGTTGCTGAAGCACCTCGGCCCGGACAAGGCGAAGCGGACCACGTCGAAGTGGTACCGCGAGGTGATGGGCCACACGCCCAATCAGCGTGGCAAGGTCGCCGCATCCGCTGACCCGCCCGAGCCTGACATTCCGCCGACCGCGACCACAACCGAAGAGACCCACGAGCTGACGCCACCCGATCCGGGTGGCGTTTCTGTTTCCCCGGCCGCCGAGCCGGACCCATCCATCACCGAGGAGGACATGGTGTCCACCCTGAACGCAGACCTGCGTCAGGCGCTCGGCCTGGCCGACGACGTCGACGACGCGGGCGTGCTCGCGAAGGTCGGCGAGCTGAAGTCGCGCGCCGAAACGCCGCCGCCGGCCGAGCCGAGCCCCGAGCAGGTCGCCGCGAGTGCGGCGGCCGACGAGAAGAAGGCCGAGCTGGAGAAGGAGGTCGCGGCGCTGTCCTCCCGGATGGCGGAGGTGACCGCCGAGCTCGCCGCCGCGAAGGCCGAGAAGGTCGAGACCGTGAAGGCATCCGTCCTGGACACTGCCGTCCGCGAAGGCAAGATCAAGCCCGCCGACAAGGAGCAGTGGTCCAAGGACTACGACGAGGCCCCCGGCGTCACGACCCGCGTCCTCGCCTCCATCGCCCCCGGCACCGCCGTCCCGGTCATGGCGGCCGGTCACACCGGACCCGCCGAGCCGGACGTCGCCGACCCGCAGGCGTTCACCGACGCGGAACTCGACGCGTGGGCGTCGCAGCTCGGCGTCGACCCGAAGGAGCTGTCGAATGGCTAACGACTACCTGCCGAAGTTCAAGCCCGGCCAGGCCATCACCCGCACCGCCTCCGGCACCATCGTCGCCGGGAACATGGTCACGGTCGCGGGCGCGGTCGCCGGCGCGGACGCGACGACATGGCTCGGTGTCGCCTCCCGCGATGCGGTCTCCGGTCAGACGTTCGGCGTCTACGCCGACGGCGTACAGCGTGTCGTCGCCTCCGCAGCGATCGCAGTTGGCGACCGGGTGAAGTGCGCCGCGGCCGGGAAGGTCGCCACGCTCACCGCCGGCTCTGACGCCTACGACCGGCTGGTCGGTATCGCACTCGAAGCGGCAACCGCCGACGGCGACGTCATCGCCGTGAAGTTCCTCCGGTAAGGGAGCCCCAGACAGATGCCTAACGTGTACAGTCCGCCGGCTCCTACGGTGTCCGGCGACAACATCACCGTCAACCGGCTGGTCAACAGCCCGGTCATGCTGCAGCGGACGCTGCGGACGCTGACGCAGATGCGCCTGGTCGGCGACAAGATCCTCACAGGGAAGGTCGATCTGACCGGCACCGGTGCGGTCAACTACGAGGTGTCGGAGGCCATCATGGCCACGAGCCTCGCGGAGCGCATCGACGATCTGATGGAGTACCCGAACTCGGCTGAGCCGTCTGCGGTGTCGCAGATGGCGGCGGCGGAGAACTGGGGCCTCGCCACGATGATCTCCGACAAGCTCGTGGCCCGGAACCGGGTCGACATCGTCAACCGCAAGCTGATCAAGCTCGCGAACCGGATCGCGTTCGGATTCGACGCCCTGATCCTGTCGGCCGTCGCCTCGGCCGTCACCCAGACGTCCGCTGCGGCGACCGCCTGGTCGAACACGTCCACCGCGGACCCGTTCGCGGACATCACCCTCGCCGCGTCGGTCTCGGACTCCCTCAACCAGGGCTACGAGATCGACACGGTCCTCGCGACCCCGACGCGGTGGGCGCGCCTCATCGCCGCCGCGAAGGTCATCGAGCGTGCCCCGCGCGAGGGCAACGACACGCTTCTGCTCACCGGCCGGCTTGCCCGGATCGCCGGCCTGAACGTGTGGAAGACGACGAACATGCCCGCGGGCGTGGACGTGATGGTCCTCGACTCGCGGCAGCTCGGATCGATCGGCTGGGAGGACCAGGGCGGCGGCTACATGGGCACCGCCGACGGTGTTCAGTCGAAGCGGATCCGGCTGGAGGAGAACGACGGCTGGAAGATCCAGGGCCGTCGGGTCGGGGTGCCGATCGTGCAGGAGCCCGGCGCCGCAGTCAAGATCACGTCCACCTAGGAAGGGGCGCAACCATGGCAGAGAAACTCCTGCGAGGCAAAGCCCCCCTCACCGTCTGGCGCGGCGCCAACGACGGCCCTGGCGGGCAGCTCTACCGCGGCGGACTCATCGACGCCCGGCTCGTCGACGCCGACGACCGCAAGCGACTCATCGCCGAGGGGTTCCTCGAACTCGTCGTCCGCGACGGCGAGGACTTCAAACTCGCCGAGGACACCAACACCGGCCAGGCCGGTGACCCGGTCACGATCGGAGACGCCAGCGTGGCGGACCCGGACGAGCCGGATCCCGGCAAGGTGAACACCGCCGCCGACACGGTCGCGGACCCGGAGCTGGAAGCCCGGCGGGCTGAGGCCCGTTCGAAGCTGCCCGCCGATGGCAGCGCACCCGACGGCCGCGCGAGTCAGGCTGTGTGGGTCGAGTACCTGGTCCGTGAGGGCGGCAACTACGACGACCTGGCGTCCCAGGACAAGGCCGAGCTGACCAAGCTGGCGAAGGCTCGCCAGTGATCGAAGGGTGCGGGGCCGTCTGACGGGGGCGGCCCGGCACCGTCACAGCACTCGCCTGACCTCCCTCCCGCCGCCTCGCGGCCCGTACTCGATGCCGAGGAGGCGCACCAATGGCCGATCCCACCGCCCAGTCCGGCACCCTGACCGCCAACGTCACCACAACCGTCAACATCACCGACGCCTACCCCGCCGTCCTGGTCGTCAACCGATCGCAGACGGGCACGATCTGGGTCCGGCTCGACGGCGTCAACCCCACCGTTGCCGGCGCGAACTGCCGGCCGGTCCTCGGCGCCCGCTCGTTCGGCATCAACCCGTACGAGCGGCCGACCAGCGTCCGGCTCATCGCCGACACCGCCCTCGACTACACGGTGGAAGGCGGCTACTCGTGAGCCTGTACGAGATGCCCGCACTCCGCCCGGTCTACGACCACGGCAACGGTGCGGCCAGCGCCGCCGGCGTCGAGACCCTCTCCCGGTTCGGGCTCACGGAGTTCGCCGGCGCGTCGGGCCGGCTCTGGTTGTCGTATGTGACGGCTGAGGTCTCGACGGTGGTGTCGAAGCTGATGGTGGCGTCAGCATCCTCGGCGGGCGTCTCGGTGACATTCGCCCGCATCGCCCTGTTCACGGTTGCCGCGGACGGGGCCGTGACGCTGGTCGCACGCACCGCATCCGACACGACGATCGGCGCGAATCCGTTCACCTCGTACGAGCGTCCGCTCGCGACTGCGGGCGGGTTCCCGGCGACCTATCCGATCGTCGCCGGTCGCCGGTACGCGCTCGGCTTTCTGCAGCTCGCGGGGACCCCGATGTCGCTGTCCGGGCAGTTCATCCTCGACTCCGGTGAGCCACCGATCGCGTCGCGGATCATCGAGGCGCAGACCGACATCGCCGCTTCGTACACCGGCGGGGCGCTGACGAACTTCTACCAGCAGCCGTACGCGCGCGCCCGTCCCTGACCTCTTCAGTCCTCCGCCGCCGCGGCGGCGGATCCCCTGCAACGCCGAGGAGGCGCATCGTGCTGGCCGTCAGGAAACGCGCCGACAAGACGGTCGGCACGCGCGTGCCCGGCGTCGACCCGGGCACCGGAGAGAAGACCCTGATCAACCCGGCGTCGGGTTTGCCCGAGCCGTGGCCGCTCGCCGGCGTACAGATCGAGGGTGAGCCGCCGGCCTCGTGCCGGGTACCGACGTCCTGGGTCGAACGCGGCATCGACGAGGGCTGGATCGAACTCGTCAACCCGCGGCTCGTTCACCGCCCGGGTGGCCCGGCTGGGGCGAAGCAGTGGTCGACCGTACATACCTTCACCCATGCCGACGCGATCGTCCTCCGTACCGTCGACGGCCCTGTCCGATACCGGGTCGTGCACCAGCCCGACAAGTACGTCGACTCCGACGACCCTGGCGAGCCGGTCACCGACGACATCTACCAGGCGGGCAACACCCGCGTTGACCGGCTGTATGGCCTGGAGCTGGAGGTCTGACCGTGGCGAACTTCGCCTTCAACCGGGGGCTCGGCCGCGGAGTCGAGTGGGCTGAGCGGGTTAACGCCAGCGACCCGACCAACGCCGTCCTTGTCATCATGATCCTCGCCGCGTCCGGGATCGAGTCCGACGCGACGTTGAAGGACAAGGACTCCTTCGCCGACATCGTCGCCGGCGCCACCAACGAGGTCACCAACAGCGGCTACACGCGGAAGGTCATCGACCAGTCCGGCGGGATCGTCATCACCTACGACGACACCAACGACCGGGTGGACGTCGACATGCCCGACCAGACGTGGACCGCGGTCGCTGCGGGCGACGGCTGGTCGGACCTGGTGATCGGCTACGACCCGGACTCGACCGGCGGCACGGACTCCGCGATCCTGCCCTGGTCGCAGCACGACTTCACCACGACCCCAGACGGCAGTGATCTTGTCGTGCAGTTCCCCGCCACCGGCTTCTTCCGCGCCTCCTAGCCGCCGGGGAGGCCAGCCGTGGCCGGAATCCGGTACGTCGCCAGCAGCTTCGACGGCACCATCACCATCGCGTCCGGGGCCGGCGTCGTCGCCGGCGACTGGGTGCTGATCGGCCAGGGCAACGACTTCTACCAGCTGGCCACGATGGTCACGCCGACCTGCGCCACGTGCGGGGTCTGGACCGATAGCGCCGGAATCTCCAGTAACCCCGGCAACGACAACGCCGTCCTCGGGAAGTGGTGGTGGGCGCCAGTCACCACCGGCGGCGCCCAATCCATTCAGGTCACCACGACGCCCGGCGACGGCTCCTACGTCGTCGTGTACGTGATCCAAGACTCCGCGGGCGTGTACCCGACACCCGCGGGGCTGGCGTCGAATACGGCGACGACCGCGCACACCATCCCGTCGGTGCCGTCGATCGCGGGCGGCTTACTGCTCGGGTTCGTCGTCGCCGGCAGTAACGGCGTCGTCGACTTCAACGCCAACACCGGTACGACCGGGCTGACGAAGGACACCGAGTACGACTCGCCGCCGTTCTCCACAATCGCCGGGTTCTCCAAGGCGTTGGTGTCGGGTGGTTCCACAGGTGCGCTGACGGTGACGCCGTCGGTGAGCCGCCGGTACGCGGCGAACAGCATCGTGTTCCTTCCGGCGGCGACCGGTATCACCATCGTGGTCGGCCAGGCCGCCGAGACCGACACCGCGCAGCCGACCGGCCGCATCAAGGTCCGGCCGGTCGGTGCCGTCGTGGAGACGGGCGCCGCGCAGCCGGTCACCCGCTCCCGTCGCCGAGCGGTCGGGGCCGCGTCGGAGACCAGCAGCGCCCAGCCGGTCACGGCAGTCCACCGCCGCCTGGCCGGCCAAGCCACCGAGACCGGCACCGTCATGCCGGTGGGCCGCATCCACCGGCGGGCCACCGCAGCGGCAACGGACACCGGCACCGCGCAGCCGCTCGGTCGCGGCAGGAACAGCACGGTCGGCCAGGCCGCAGAGACCTCCGCCGCCCAACCGGTAACCGCGCCGAGCGACACCATCGTCCCGGTTGCCGCCGTGTCGGAAACGTCGACCGCTCAGCCAGCCGGCCGGCAGAAGACGAAGACGCTGGGCGGCGCAGCCGAAACCAGCGTGGCGCAGCCGCCGACTCGCCGGAAGATGCGGGCGCTCCTTCCGGCCGGCGACACCAGCGCCGCCCTCAGCGTTCGCTGCAGCAAGCCCTTCCTGATCGGGGCGGCCGGGGAGATCGCCGCCGCGTGGCCACTTGCCGCCGCCCGGCGCCCGCTGACCGGTGCGGTCAGCGAAACCAGCACCGCAGGTGTACTCCGGTCGCCGCGCCTCGTCCCGGTCGGCGGCACCATCGCGGTGGATACGGCCATGCCGGTCATCGTGTCCGGCGGAGCACTCGGTGCCACACCCGGTCGGCTCACCGCCACCACGATCAGGTCCCGCCTCACCCCATCCGCCACACCGGCTTCCCGGCGAACACCCAGCACGACGCGGGCCCGGCTGGACGCCACCAGCACGAAAGGGACCGCATGAGCGACGTCGGCGTCGGTGACTCCGAGGTACCCCGCCTCACGATCAGTCCCGCTGACGGCACCACCGCCGCCACCCTCGTCTTGCGGGCACCTGACGGCACCAGCACCTCCGTCACGACCGCGCAGGAGCTCGCCACCGCCGACTCGCAGGTGTGGGAAGGCGCGCCCGTCGTCTACAGCCAGCCCGGCTGGTGGGTCCTCGACTGGACCGTCACCGGTACCGGGCAAGGCTCCGAACAGCAGCGCGTCTACGTCGCGCCGTCACCGGTCGCCGGCGGGCCCACGTGGTGGCCGACCCGCTCCCAGGTCGCGAACTACATCCCAAGCCGGACGCTCGTCGTCGACCCGGCCACGCACTCCGAGGCCGGCGAGCTGCACGAGCTGACGTGGACGGCGCAGACGCGGCCCACCGGAGTCCAGGTGGATCAGCTCATCGCCGACCAGGGGGCGTGGGTCGCCGCTCGGCTGCCGGACCTCACCGCCGCGAACCAGGCGGCTGCCGCATCGGTGGTGGCGATGCTGACCGCCGCCGCGATCGAGCGCGGATGGCCGGACAGTGACAGCACCAGCCTGCAGCGGGCGACCGACCTGGAGAAGCGGGCACTCGGCGCCCTCTCCGATCTGGTCGCCGCCAACGACGAGCAGACCGGCGAGCAGGGCGACGGGTCGGTGGCCCCGGTGTGGAGCTTCCCGCCCCCTGTCGCCTGGGGCGACCAGCTGACCTAGGAGGACCGATGGCACGCGTCAAGTTCACCCCGGACCGGGCCGGGATCGCCGCCGTCGGCCGCTCTGAAGGCGTCTGGCGGAACCTCGAAGGCCGCGGCGACCGCATCATCGGTGGTGTCCGCGCTGTCGGCCCGGAGAAGACCGGCGAGTACAAGCAGAAGCTCGGCCGTGACCGGGTCGCCGGCCGGACCGCCACTGTCCGTGTCACCGCCCGCGCCCGGCACTCCGCCGTCCTGGAGGTCGGGTCCCGGCCGCACATCATCCGGCCCAGGAACAAGAAGGCGCTCGCCTGGCCTGGCGCCGAACACCCCTGGGCGAAGGTTCACCACCCCGGGACTCAGGCCTTACACCTGCTCCGTGATGCGGCGATCCGCTACGGCGGGGACCGGTGACCACGCCGCTGTACGCCGACGTCGAAACGCTGGTCTCCGAGTGGCTGCACCAGCGCCTCGACGGCGACCTGACCGTCAAGACGTGGATCGACCCGCGACTGCCCGACAGTTGGCCGTACACGGCGCCGCTGGTGCACATCCAGCGGGCCGGAGACGGCGACGCCCGCCTCACCCTCGACGCGGCGATCGTCGACGTCGACGTGTACGCGCGTATCGCTGACAACGCCCGCGCAGTCGCCGAGCGGATCCGCGCAGAGTTGCGGCTCCACCTGCCGCAGCACGTCGCCGGGACCGTGGTCGTGCAGGGCGTGCAGGTGATCGCGGCACCGCAGTGGCGGCCCGACCCGGCGATTTTCCGGCGCGGCGCCACGTACCGGGTGTTCGTGCACGGCATGACCGCCTGACCCCTTTTCGACCGCTTCAGCCGACCCGCCTCGGGGCTCGGCCATCTCACCATGCCCGGAGGTAGCCATGGCGCGTACCGCGCTCACCGTCGTCGAATCCACCAAGGCCGGAACGCTCCTGCCCGCGGGCGCGACCGCCGACGTCGCCAACGGCAACGTCGTCAACGGCAACGACGGCCGCGTCATCGTGCTGGCCCAGAACACCAACGGAGCCAGCACCGCCCGCACCGTCACGATCACCGTCACCGGCGCCATCGACGGATTCGCGCCCGCACCCCGCACCGTCTCGGTGGCGGCCGGCACGACGAAGACACTCGGCCCCTACGACACGACCGCCTACTCGACAGCACTGCAGATCTCCGGTGACCACGCCGAGCTGAAGTTCCAGGTCATTCGCATCCCCGGCTGACGAGCCCGCTCGACCCAACCTGCTGAACGTTTCTCACCCGGCGACCGCCGGGCCTTCATCGTGCGTAAAGGAGTCAGCCCATGGCGGTCGACGTCAACCTCATCCGGGCCTACACGAACGGACTCGTCGCGGTCACCGACTTCGGCGTGACCGGCGCGACCGCCCCGACCAACGCCTCGTCGCCGCTGAACGCGTCGTTCAAGGAGATCGGCGCCGTCTCCGAGGACGGCATCACCGAGGCGACCAGCCAGGACCGGACGGACGTCTACATCTGGCAGGGCGCGACGCTGGCCCGCCGGATCGCCGGCCAGTACGCCAAGACGATCACCGTGGCGGCGGCCGAGACGAACATGACGACCCTCGGCGTGAACTACCCGGGCTCGACGATCACGCAGACCGCCGAGGGCGTGTCGATCGCGGAGAAGCCGCCGGTCACGGACATCCGCCAGTGGGTCGTCCACGGCGTCGACGGCACCCGGGCGCTGCGCCTGTACATCCCGCGCGGTGAGGTGACGGAGCGCGGCGACGTCGTCTGGTCCGCCGGGGACATCACCATCTACGAATGGCAGGTCTCCTGCTACGTCGACGTCAGCGGCAACGTCATGTACCGCTACTACCTCGACGAGTCCCTCGCGACCCCGTAACCCGCCCATGTTCGACGCCGGCGGGGTTCCTCAGCGGGTTGCCCGCCGGCGTCTCCCCATCAACCCGCTGAGCAACCCGCTGGAGGAACCATGGCACGTCTTCAGATTTTCACCCTGCCGCCTTGGCAGCAGGCCGAGCGGCCGTTCGCGTTGATCCTGGACCGCTGCGACCCGGACGCCCTGGTCGGCGCCGACTGGCAGAGGTTCGCCGAGGAGTGCGGCGCGCGTTCGTTCATGGCGACCGACCAGGAGATCACCCTTGACGGGGAGCCGTCCGAGGTCGAGATCCCGGAGGACGTCATGGCCGAGATCGCGGTGATGATCCGCGACCATGTGCAGGCCGCCGTCGACGAGGCCGCCGCAGTGCGCCCGCAGGTCGTGCAGCAGCTCGACAACATGGGTCTGCTGCCGAAGGGCGAGAAGCCGCCGCGGTCCGTGTGGGGTGCGGGCGCCAAGCCGGACCCGCGGGAGCAGATCCCGGGCTGGATGCCGCCGTCGGGCGAGGTGACGCAGGCCGTCGACACGGCGATCGGTGAGGCGGCCGGCCGTGGCTGACACCGTCTTCGACCTCGACGCGGTGTTCGCCGAGCAGCGCCAGGCGCCGTTCCGGTTCAAGTGGGACGGCCGCGAGTGGGAGCTGCCGCACCTGCACGACATCGACATTCACCTCCTGAACCGGATCCACGAAGCCGAGTCGTTCTCGGCCGACGAGGTCATGGACCTGTTCCCGCAGCTGTTCGCGCCTCGTGACCGGGTGGAGTGGCTCAAGACTCCGCAGCCTGCGCTGATGCTGACGACGCTGTTCACGCAGTGGATGGAGCATGTCGGGGTGACGCCGGGGGAATCGGTGGGCTCCGGCGACTCCTCGTCGAGCACGGAGCCGAAATCGAAGCAGACCTCCACCGGTTCTACGGCATCCGCCTCTCCCAAGCGCTCTTCTCGCAGGCCCCGGAAGACCGCTACACCGCCCGCGAACTCCTAGTCCGGATCAGGGCTTTGCCCCGCGAGTCCGCCCTTCACCGCAAGCTCCTCGGCGATCGGGCCGAGTGGGACCTGACCGCGATCCTGCTGCGGAACGTTCTCCACTCCCTCAACGGGGCCAACTGGCAGCGGGCCGGCGGCAAGGGCTCCAGGCCGAAGCCGATCGACATCCCGGACGGGAAGCAGAGGAAGCCGGCCGCGCAGCGCGGTGACGAGATCGCCCGGCGGCTGCGGAACCTGAACTTGATCCCCGCGGCCTGACGACCTGGGCGGGGGTGTCCCCGTGACGGCTCCGCTCAGCGTGGGTCAGGTCAGCGTCGAGGTCACCGCGGACGTCTCGAAGCTCGCGAAGGACCTGAAAGCCAAGGTCGAGAAGTCGTTCCGTGACATCGACTTCGACAAGGCGATCCGGGACTCGATCGGCGACAAACCGATCAAGGTGCGGGTGTCGCCTGAGGTCGACACCGCCACGATCGGGGAGAAAGTCCGCAAGATCCGGCTGCCGAAGGTCAAAGTCGAACCCGAGGTCGACCCGAAAGCGATCACGGAGCAGGTCGGGAAGGCCAAGCCGCCGAAGGTCCCGATCGAGTTGGACCCGGTCCTGGCAGCGTTTCAGGCCGAGGTCCGCCGGCAGACCCAAGCCCTCGCCGCGACGGTCAACGCGCGTGTGCCGGTCGGCGCGGACACGACCGGGTTTCGGCAGCAGGTCGGCGCCGAGCTGGGTGCGATCCAGCGTCAGCTGAAGGCGCGGATCCCGACGGAACCTGAGGGTCGGCGGCAATACGAGGCCGAGCTTCGGGCGCTCGTCGCCGCCGCATCCTCGCGGGTCAAGGCCCGGGTGGAGGTCGAGGCGGACCGGTCGGGCGGCATCCGGTCGGTGCTGTCCGGTCTGCAATCCCTCGGTGCGGCGGCCGGGTCCGCGATCGGGCAGCTGGCACAGGTCGGTAACGCCCTGTCCGGGCTGGGCTCGGTGGCCGGTGTCGCGGGCATCGTGGCCGGCGCGATCGCCGCGATCGGGTTCGCCGCGTCCGCGGCCGTGCCCGCCGTGTACGTGCTCGGCGGTGCGCTCGCGTCCCTGCCGGGTTTGCTCGCCGGTATCGGCGCCGGGTTCGCCACACTCAAGCTCGGCTTCTCCGGCATCAGCGACGCGTTCAAGCGCCGCCCTGGTGGCGGTGGCGGGGGAGGCGGCGGTGGCGGGGGCGAGTCCCCGGAGGCCCGCGCCCGCCGTATCGCCGCGGCCGAACGCGGGGTGGAGGCGGCCCGCCGCGGGATCGCTGCCGCGTCCCGGGGGCTGCAGGCGGCGCAGCGTGGCCTTGCCGACGCGCAGCAGGCGTACACGGACGCGATCGAGGACGAGCGGCGCGCCCAACTGGCGGTTGCGCGGGCGCGCAAGGAAGCCGCCGAGCGTATCGACGACCTCGGTCGCAGCCTGCGCGGCGCCGTCCTGGACGAGAAAGAGGCGCAGCTTGAACTCCGTGATGCGGAGCGGGACCTGCGGGCGGCGGAGACAACGTTCAACCCGGAGCTGATCGAAGAGGCGCAGCTGCGGTATGAGCGGGCGAAACTCGCCGTCGAGGAGGCGAAGGACGAGGTTGCTGACCTGGGCGAGGAGCACGCCGACGCGAACGCCAAGGGTGTCGAAGGCTCCGACGAGGTTGTTGCGGCGCTTGAGGATCAGAAGCAGGCGCAGCGGGCGGTCCAGGACGCGGCGAACGGGATCATCGACGCGCAGGACCGGGTCGCGTCCGCCAACGATGCGGTCGCCGCCTCGTACGACTCGCTGGCCTCGGCGCAGGACGCGCTCGCGCAGGCGCAGCAGAGAGCCGCTTCGGCCGGCGGCGGGGGTGGTGGGGGCGGGTTCGGGCAGGACTTGGTCAAGCTCGCGCCGGCTGCGCAAGAGTTCGTCGATGCGATCAAGCGCCTCAAGCCTGCGTTTGATTCGCTTCGTCTCGACGTGCAACAGCGCCTGTTCCAGGGGCTGGGCGAGACGGTCACGGATGTCTTCTACGCGTGGGAGGACCAGCTCCACGACACGCTCGGATCGTTCGCGACGACGTTCAACACCTTGTTCAAGGATCTCGGACAGACCCTCCAGAAAGAGGACGTCATCCAGGGGCTCGCCGCGGGGGCGGAGTCCGTCCGGGAGAACTTCGAGAAGGTCGGCAAGGTCATCGTCGGCCCGCTGCTGGAGGCGTTCGCGGCGCTGTCGGAGGCGGCCGATCCGTTCATCGACGCGGTCGGGGATTCGCTCGCGAATGGGCTGCAGAAGTTCTCGGACAAGGTCACCGACATGGCCGAGGACGGCCGGCTGGACGCGTTCTTCCAGCGGGCGACGGGCTACTTCGAGGACTTCAAGGACATCGCGAGGGACGTCGGGTCGATCCTCGGCTCGGTCTTCTCGATCCTCACCGACTCGGAACTCTCCGACGCCGAGTCGCCGTTCGAGCAGTTCAAGAACGGCATCAACGATCTCGCTGAGGTGCTGAAGGACCCGAAGGTCCGCGAGGAGATCCAGGGCTACATCGAGGACTTCAAAGGCTTCGCGACCACGGTGATGGACTTGGTCGAGACCGCCGATGACATCTCGGACTTCTTCCGCAACCTCGACCCGGGCGACGACGGCGCTTTCCTGGGCCAGTACGAGCTCCTCGCCACGATCGGCGACAAGATCGCCGCCGTGGACTGGGGTGCGCTCGGCACCACCGTCAAGGAAGAGGCCAAGAAGATCGGCTCGGCGGTCTGGGATGGCCTCAAGGCCGGCTGGGATGCGGTCGCCGACGTGGGCGGCTGGATCGCCTCGAAGCTGTGGCAGGGTCCGGACAGCCTCGTCGGGAAGGTCAAGGCGGGGCTCGGGATCGCCAGCCCCTCCCGGGTCTTCATGGAGATCGGCAAGGACATCATCCGAGGCCTGATGAACGGCATCAGCGCCCAGTTCGGTGCGCTCGGCGCGAAGGCGCGGGAGATCCCCGGGAAGATCCGCGACGGTGTCGGTGCGGCGGGCTCGCTGCTGCTGCAGAAGGGCCGCGACTTCGTCACCGGCCTGCGCAGCGGTATCTCGTCGCAGTTCACGTCATTGTCCTCGACCGCGTCGAATCTTCGGGGGAAGGTCACGTCGGGGCTCGGCAACGTCGGCAACCTGCTTTACAGCGCGGGCCGGGCGATCGTGTCCAGCCTCATGTCGGGTATCCGGTCGATGCTGTCCTCGCTCGGGAGCCTCCTCGGTTCGGTCGGGACGTTCATCAAGAACAACAAGGGTCCGATTGAGAAAGACCGCCGCCTGCTCATCCCCGAGGGCGCGGCCATCATCCAGGGCCTCATCGCCGGTATCGCCTCCGGCCGCGGTGACCTGCACGCGGAGCTGAACGGCATCACGGACATGATCTCGGCGGATGCGGCGGCCCGCCTCGACTACGGCATCTCCGGTGCGATCACCGCACCGGACCCGGCGCCGCTGCTGGTCGGCGTGGACCGGTCGTCGACCGGTGACTGGCTGGTGGACGGGCTGCGCCGGCACATCCAGATCCGGCACGGCGGGAACGTCACCGTGGCGCTCGGGAACGGGAGGTAGCCGGTGGCTCGCACCCTGTTCGGCGGGTCACCCGCCGACTATGCGGCGACAACGCAGGTCATCGGCCAGTACACGGTGCCGGTCGTGCAGCCGGGAGTGTCGCTGACGGCGTGGACGGCCCGGACCGGCGGGTCGCAGCTCGTCGACCTCGAGACCGCCGCGGGTGCCGCTGCGACGGTCGTGACGGCCGACGAGCTGGGCCGGGTGCTGTTCTACGGCCCGGACCCGTACACGGTGCCGATCTGGTTGCAGGACCCGCCGTCTGGGGTCCGGTATCGGATCGATCCCGCGTCAGGTGCCGGCGGCGGGTCGGCCGGTGCGCCGAACACGGTGGTGGTTGCCGCGTCCGGGAGCGGGATCACGGACGCGGACTACTTCTGTGACGGGACCGCCGACGACGTCGAGATCAACGCGGCGTTGGCGGCGGTCCGGGCGGCAGGCGGCGGGACGGTCCAGTTGACCGGCGGCTCGTACATCCTTGCCGCACCGATCGTCATGGAGGGCTTCGACGACGTCGACGTCGCGCAGGATCTGTACCTGCGCGGCGCCGGCCCGGCGAACACGACCCTCGCCGTCTCCAGCGGCGTGTCCGCGGGGATCCGGTGGACGGCGTCCGTTCGCGCGCACGTCTGGGACGTCGGCATCGTGATGGCCGGCTCGTCGGACGGCGTCCAGGCGGTCCCGACTGCTACGCCGGCGGCCGGGCACCGCTCGGCGTGGCTGTCGTCGATCGCCCGGGTGCAGGTGCAGGGCCCGTTCGACGGCTCCGACACCGGCTGGGCGTTCGACCTCGACAACGTGTTCCGGTCGACGATCGAGAACGTCGAGGTCAACGGCACCACGAACGGGATGCGCTGGTACAACTCCGATTCGGATTTCAACGCCGGCGATTCGACGATCAACCGCTGCTTCGTCGACCTGAGCAGTGGCGCGGCCGGCGGTATCGCATACTCGATGGAGTCCGCGGCGGGGAACATGAACCAGCTGCTGTTCATGACATGTCATGCGATCGCGAACGCGGGAGTCGCGAACACGGTCTGCTGGCGGTTCGCCGGGGCCGGGGCGACCTCCCACATCCGGATGATCAACTGCAATGTGGAGCAGTTCGCCGTCACGATCCTGCTCGCTGCGACCGCCTACGACATCGACGCGGACTTCGTGCACGTCACCCTCCGCAACGGCTCGACGCTCGCGGACCTGGACGGGCACGACTCCCGGATCCGGGTCGGGCAGGCATACGTCGAACCGTCCGCGACCACGCTGCTCATCGACGACGACAACAACTTCTCCCGCAAACCGAACATCGTCGGCCCGATCGCGCTCTACGCCGACACCGGCTCGACCGTCAACGCCGACGTCGACGCGTACTGCATCGTCCGGGACATCACCTACGACGGGCCCGGCACCGTGGCCGCCGCCGTCAAGGTCGGCCCGGGCGTGACCACGCAGTCGCCGGCGATCGCCCTCACGGACGCGGCCACGGTCGCCACCGACGCGTCCCTCGGCTCGACGTTCGCCGTGACGGCGATGGCCGGCAACCGGACGATCGGCGTCCCGACGAACCCGACACCGGGCCAGGAGATCACCTGGCGGTTGACCGCCTCAGGTGGCGCCCGCACGCCCGTGTTCGCGACCGGCGCCGGCGGTTTCGTCCTCGCCGGCGGCACCCCCGCGGTGACGGTGTCGGCGATCGCTTCCGGGTCCACCGCCGAGGTCAGCGCGGTCTACAACGCGACCGACAACCGGTGGCGGATCAGCCGCTACCAAACCTTCACGGCCACATAGCGGGGGGTGGACTGAGTGCCGCTGTTCATCACCCCCGCTACGTCCCGCACCGGCTCGCCGTTTCCCGACGCGCCGCTGGACGTCACGTTCGAGATGGCGTGGGGCGCGGACCTGACCGCGGCGCCGCGCACCTGGACGTGGACGGACATGACCGGCAGGCTCCTCGCCAACGCGGTCAACGTCACCCGCGGTGTGTCCCCGGGCGCGTCCGAGGCTTCGGCGACGACCGGCAGTGTCGTGCTCGCCAACGACGACGGGCACCTGACGCCGAAGAACCGGCAGTCGCCGTACACGATCACCCGCGCCGTGCCGGGCCGGCTGCGGGTCCGCCCGCACACCGGCGACGGCGTCGACGGCTTCGACCGGCCCCCGGCCGGTGACATCACCTGGGGGTACGCCGAGACCGGGCAGGTGTGGGGCTGGGCAGCGACCCTGCCGTACACCACGAGCACGGACTTCGCCCTCAACGGCACCCAGGGCATCCACCGCGTCCAGGCGGCGAACGGCTACCGGATCTCGTCGCTGCAGATCCTTGACCGGGACGTCGACATGTACGGCACCGTCACCCTCGACGCGCTGCCGACCGGCGGCGCCGCGAACCTGGGGTTCGCCGCCCGGCAGACGGACCTGTCGAACTACATCCAGCTGCGGGCGCAGGTTCTGGCGTCGACCGGCGTCGTCACCGCGCAGATCCTGCGCCGTGTCGACAACGTCGACACGACCCTCGCCAGCATCCCGACCGTCCTGACCGTGACACCGGGCATGCCGATCCACCTGCACGCCCGCCTCGACGGCCCGGACCTGTACCTGAGCGTGTGGCTCGGCGCGGACCCGGAGCCGGACACATGGACGGCGTCCGCGACGACGGTCCTGACCGTCAACAACCTCGGGCACGGGCTCCGTTCCGGCGTCACCTCCACCGCGACGGTCCTGCCGGACATGGCCTGGGACAACGTCGCCATCGTCCCGTTCTCAACCCGCCTGGCCGGGCACGCCGACGACTGGAAGCCCACGTTCCTGCCGGCGGCAGGCGGCTACACCTGGTCGCAGGTCACCGTCGGGATCTCCGGCATCCGGCGCCGGCTCGCCCGCGGGCAGGCACCCGCGCGGTCGCCGCTACGCGCTGCGGCCGAGATCTACCGGGCCGCCGGGCAGCCGCTGATCGCGTACTGGCCGCTCGAGGACGAGTCCGATTCGAAGCGGGCGCTCAACGTCGTCGACGACCGCCGGCCGATGACCGTCGGCACGCTGCCGGTGTCGTTCGGCGCCTACACCCCGCCCGCCCCGACGACGAGTTCCAGGCGGTGGGGGACCGCACCGATCGCGGACCTGTCCGACGGGGGCCGGCTGTCCGGCACCGTGCAGGCGGGCACGTCGTCGCCGACACAGTTCGCAGTGCGGGGCCTGTTCGGGGTGTATGCGCCGGGGTTCGGCGCCGACATTCCGATCATGGACATCGTGTTCACGGGCGGGCCGTGGGCGAAGTGGACGCTGCTGCAGTTCGCAAGCGGGGTCCTGGCCGTCCAGCTGTGGGATCAGGTCGGCGGTCACACGTTCTCGACCGGTGTCGGCGCGGCCACGACCGGGCTGGGCCAGTACCAGGTCGACGCGATCCAGTCCGGGGCCGACGTGGACCTGCGGCTGTGGGTCGGCACGTCGGCGGGATCCGGTTACGTGCTGACGAACCTGCCGGGGATGACGCTGGCGCGGGTGGCCAGGGTGGTCGTCAACCCGCTGTCGGTCGTCAACTCGGCCGCGTCCAACGACCTGGGCAAGCAGTGGGCGGCCGGGCACGTGCAGGTGTGGGACACCTGCGACATCCCGATCGACGCCGACAGCGCCACCGACCCCGACACCGGGTTCATCAGCAGGGTGTGGCAGGCGTGGGCCGGTGAGAACGCCCACCGGCGGTTGGCCCGCCTGTGCGCCGCGGAGGGCGTGCCGATGACCGTCACCACGCTGACCGATGCGGCGCTGGCGACACCGATGGGTGCGCAGCCGGACGCGCCGCTGCTGGATCTGCTCGGCGAGTGCGCCCGCACGGACGGCGGCCTGCTCTTCGAGGGCGCGTTCGACCTCGCGTATCTGCCGCGCGGGGAACGCTACAACCGGGACCCGGGCCTGACCGTCGACCTGGCCACCTACCGGGTCGGGTCGGGTGAACAGGAGCAGGTGCTGCTGCCCGTCTACGACGATCAAGGCCTGATCAACGACGCCACGGTCTCCCGGACCGGCGGGTCGAGCGCCCGCTACGAGGACCTCGATCACATCGAGGAGAACGGCCGCTACTCCGACTCCCGGGAGATCAACGCCCTGGACGACGAGCAGCCGCCGGCGCATGCCGCCTGGGATGTGCGCGTCGGCACGGTCGAGGATCTGCGCTACCCGGACCTGAACCTCGACCTCGCCGCGAACCCGGACCTGATCGGGCAGTGGCTCGGCTGCGACGTCGGCTCGCGGATCACCCGCACGAATCCGCCGGAGCCTGCGACGTCGGGGGAGCCGATCGAGCAGGTCCTGTACGGCTACACGGAGACGCTCGCCCCGACGGAGTGGTCGGTGAAGGCGAACTGCGCCCCGTACGAGCCGTGGCAGATCGCGGTCGTCGACGACGGCACCACCGGCGCAGTCGAGTCGACGGCCGCGTACGTGTCGGTTCCGGCCGGGGCCGCGTCCACGTCGATTCAGGTGACGGACACCTTCCTGCCGTGGACGACCGACCCGGCGGACATGCCGATCGACGTGCTCGCTGAGACCGGTGAGCAGCTGCGGGTGACCGCGATTGCGGGGACGTCGTCGCCGCAGACGTGGACGGTGGTCCGTGCCGTCAACGGCATCTCGGGGTTCCTGCCGGCGCTGACGACGATCCGGCTCGTGACGCCCGCTATCCCCGGCCTGTAGAAGGGAGCTGATCATGGCGTGGTTTCTTCCTGGGCAGAAGCTGACCGCGGACCGGCTCAACGCGCCGCTGCCGATCATCCGCCGCAAGTCCGCCGACGAAACCGTCACGAACTCGGCCAGCCTGCAGGACGACGACGACCTGTGGTTCCCGATCCCGCGCGCGAACACGTTCTGGCAGATCCGCTGCGACCTCATGTACTCCGGCACGACGACCGGCGACTTCGCCGTGTCGTTCTTCTTCCCGGCCGGGTGCCGCGCCGACGTCGGCAAGATCGGCTATTCGACGGCGCTGGCGATGGAATCCGTTGCGTTCGCGAACTACACGTCCGGTTCGGGGCTGACCTGCGGCGGGAACGGCGCCGGAAACAGCCTCGTCGCGTTCTTCACCATCGGCCTGTCCGTCGGCGCGAACATCGGCAACTTCCGGGTGCGGTTCGCCCAGGCCACCGCCGTCGCCGCCGAGGTCGCCCGGATGCGGGAAGGCTCAACCCTGTCGGCGCTGCAGGTCCAGACGTGATGACCGGCCTGCCGTACGAGGCGATATGCGTGGGCGGCCCGCTCGACGGGTCGCCCTGGCTGTCGCGGTTCCCCCGCGGGTTCGTCCTCGCGGACAAACCCCGCCGCATGGTGTGGATCTACAAGTGGGACGGACACAACTGGCGCATCGACCCCGCCGGGCACGCCGGCGACAACCGCTGGCTGTCCGACGACGCGGCACTGCAGGCGGCCCTCGGCGCCGACTTCGACGTCGTCGCGCTACCCCAGGCGGGTGAGCGCTGATGGCGGCGAAGAGGAACCCTGCGCCCGCAGTCATCCCCGTCCAGACTTGGTTGCTGTGGCTGGGCTTCGACGATCTGGAGGCGACCGCGCTGCTCGGCGGCATCTGGGCCGACAAGCCCGGCTATCACGGCAAGCCCGAAGACCTGCCGCTGTCGGACTATTCGCTGCAGCTCGCCGCCGACAAGGCCGGCCCGCGAGACAAGGCCGCGGCGATCGACCTGACCATGTCGACGTCCGCGATGAAGAAGTACACCGCCCGCCTCGACAAAGCCGCCCGCGCCCGGGATCCGCGGCTGTTCATCGGCGGCGAGCCGATCCTGCGAGAGTTCATCGGCACCCTCGACGGCGTAACCGTCTACTGCTGGGTGCTCGTCGGCGGTAAGGCCCTCGGCGTCGGCGCCGACGCGGGTCCCGACCCGGGGCGGGACAAGAGTCACCTCTGGCACATCCATCTGAGCATCATCCGGAAGTTCGTCAACCATCCCGAACTCGCCGACCGGCTCCTGTCGGTGCTGTCCGGCGAGACGCTCGCGGCATGGCAGGCACGCACCACCACCAGCACGGGGGACGACATGCAGCAGTCCGACAAGCTCGTCGCGAAGACCAGCAACCCGAACCGGGACGTCGGTGACCTTTACGGGGATCTGTCGAACCATCGCGACTGGGAGGTCAGCCCTGTAGGCACGCCGGGGCTGATCAACCCGCCGGCGCCCGGCTCGCCCGCACAGCTCATCCTGGCGATGGCCCGCGACTGGCAGGCCGAATCCGCCCGGCAGCGGCTGCGCGACGAGGCGATCCTCACCGCGGTCAAGGGCCTGCCCGTCGGTGACGTCCTCGCCCGCGTCGATCAGCGGGCCGCGCAGCTGGTCGAGGCGGTCGGGATGATGCGCTCGCAGATCGCCACCGAACTCGCGCCGCTGCTGGCCGCGGCGATCCGCGAGGAACTCGCCGGCGTGCCGGCGGAGGCGTGGGCGGCGCACTCGAGCACTGCGGCGGAGGCGGCGATCCGCCGTGTCCTCGGCGGTCTCGACGGGATGGGCGCGTGACGTTGCGGCCGGTGCAGGTCACGACCGGCCGGCATCCGTTCGAGTCGGCGATCCTCGCCGCGACCGTGTTCGTCGGCGTGGTCCTGGCGGTGACGGGTCGGGCGCCACGGTCGGCGGAGGAGACGATGGGTCACGCGGTGCTCGTCCTGTGGATGACGCTGCTCGCCTTTGCGGGCCTGATTGCGTTGGTGGGCGCGTGGTGGCGGGGCAGCGTCGAGACGGGCCTGCGGGTGGAGATGGCCGGGGTGCTGCTGCTGGCGGCGGGCGTGTCCATGTACGTGATCGCGGTGTTCACCGTGTCCGGGTGGGCGGCGCTGGTCGCGGGGGGTTTCACCGCGTCGATCGCGGCGGGGGCGTGGGCGCGGGCGGTGCAGATCGCCCTCGACCTGCGCAAGATCGACCGGGCGGATGTGGTGCGGGAGATACCGCTGCTGGTCGAGGACGGCGGCCGGTGAAGACGTCCGAGTGGGCGACGCTGATCGTCGGTGTGCTGGGTGGCTTGTCGGGCCTCGGTGTGCTGCTCAACGCCGTGTTCGGGAAGACGAAGTCGAAGGCCGACGCGGCGCAGATCATCACCGGGACGGCGATGGAGTGGATCGGCCGCTTCGAACGCGCCGCTGAGCAGGCGCAGGTGCAGGCCGAGGCGGCGCAGGTGCAGGCGGCGCGAGCAAGGGATCAGATGTCGGCGGCGCAGGTCCAGATCGAGCGGGTGACGGCGGAGGCGCGGGCGCTCGCGTCGGAGCTGCATCTGCTGCGCACGGCGATCCTGCGCCCGGACGCGTCGATGGACGAGCTGCGTCAGCTGGTGCGGCAGGGAATGAACGGGTCGGGCCGGCGAGACGGCTAGGCTCCCCGCTTTGGCCGCCATTCGTCGCGGTAGCCGGGCAGATGCGCCCACGCGGTTGCGAGTTCACGGATGGTGTCGGCGAGCGCCTGGTCGTAGCCGGCCTCGAAGTCCTTCACCTCGGACGTGAAGTCGGACAACTTCAGGACCCGCCGGACAGCAGCGGTCACGTCCAGGGTTCGGTCCGGCGCCCACCGGGCCATGTGCGCCTCTGCGGGGGTGGCGGGCCCGTCCAGGTAGGTGATGTAGTCGCCGGCGTCGTGGGCGAGCCGGTC